CGGGATCAAGGCTCTATTTTGAATATAGCCGTCCGTTTGATATTGCGGCAAATAACTCGCTAGAAGTCTACCGTAATAAAATGCGTTTCCGTTAATCATGAAACGCACATGGAGCTTACCCTTGAATAGCTTGTAGTTACTAATTCTATTAGCAACACGAGGGTTCTCCAAATATAACGACCAAGGATCAAAAGCCTGGAAAAAGGTCGTTGTGGTTGCCCACTCAAAAGATGCAATCTTCAGAGGGCGCTCGAAGAAATTTCCTAAATCTACATCATTCGCATCAGTGTTGGTGCGAGTTTCATCATAATTGGAAACAACTTCAGTTTTGTAACCCGGAGTTTGATCATTCCAGGATACATTTTGCTCCTTATTGACCGGAGAAGCATCCGTAATATTAATATTCATATCATTAAGTGTATCAGTAAGTTGTTATAGTACCAAAGCAGTAACTCATTCTGCTAAGGACGAAACATTTTATAAACAATGTATACAAGTGTGCAAGCGCCTAAGAGTTCATTCTAATGTTCAAAATCAGAACTCCTGTCGTAAACCAGTACACACAGGTTAGCATATTAACACCATATGCTAGGGGATAGCATAGTTTAACGTCTTTGCAATAGACGGAGCTACAGTTAATCCAATCTGAAAGGAAATTTACGAACAACCTTCTTCGAAGGGCTTTCTGTTGACTCAACATACTCTATGCGCTTATCGCACAGAATAAATCCATGAAACACAGCATTCTTGTTGTGTCTCTTAAGGACCTCAAGACTAACACGCACCTGTTTGCGCGCCTTAGTACGCATATTCTTGTTATCAGCTTCTTTGACTTCAAAAATAGCAAATTCATTTTTACCTCCTAAATAAAAACCAATGTCAATGTCTCCAATCACTGTCCCGTCTACACGGTGTTGTAATTGAGTTTCATATATACATGGCTTATGAGGCATCTTATGAACGAGGTCAATAACATTCTTATTATGTCTCGTCTTCTTAATCAGGAAAAAGCTCTCCAAATGATGAAGGCCTTCCAATTGATTAGAAGAATGATGACGACGCAAAATAAGAACTGTGTCATCTTCAATTTCATGAACAAAACCAGTCTCTTTAACGCGTGTTTCAGAATGTTTCATATTCCAACGGGAACGAGCATATTCCTTAGAATTCAAGTGTTTCTTCTCAAATCCACCCTGAAGTTCGAAGTCAAAATCTACGAGATCCTCAGTTTCAGGAGGCTCGCCACCGTAATACTTAGACTTGTACTCAGTCATTTGATAATCATAGTCACGACTCAACATCATGCAATTTGCATAATTGTGTCTTGCAGCAACTTCTTGTAACTGAGATCTAAGCGTCTCATAGTCTTCGCGACCATGAAACCACATTTCGCGCAAGGCGCCATCAATATTCATCATGGCAACAGTGTCAGGTGACACAACCTTGCTACGCAATACGCAATGAAGCGACTTGAAAATAGAGTCCTTATCTAAGGCTCCAAAAATCTGGTCCAACTCTTCATTGTAAATATTATGCCTCTTCAAGAAATCAGCCCTCTCATCAGTGAGATATTTTTCCGGGGCGGACTCTTTATCTGGCATAGTAAGAGTAATTCCACAATCCTTCAGAAATGCTTGAAATGAAATAAAGTTAAAGTGATCTGCTTCTACAGAAACACTTCCTTTAAAATCATCGCCATAATTGACGACACTAGCAATTCTTCTATAAGGATACATGGGTTTCCCAAGTTCCTTTGAAATGGTATAATATCCACCTCTCTGTAACAAACTATTCATGACACAGCCAACATAGGCAGTGACATTGATTCCAGAGATGTGAACACCATTGAAAGAAACAAGCGTACCATTATAAGCTACAAACGGGTAGCAAC